GGCCTATGCCCCCGGTGACTCCTACGCCCAGATCGCGGGCACCAACGGCTGGCTGGAGAACACCAGCTACACGGACGACGCCAACGCCAACAGCGCCACCACGCGCCCCGTGTGGGGTGCCGGCACGGCGACGGTCACGTCCAACGTGGCGCAGACGACGAACGCCGCTCCGGCGGTGTTCGACATTACCAGCGGCGGCAGCGGCACGGTGAAGGGCCTCTTTATCGTGGGCGGGGCCGCCGGCGCACAGACGAAGGGCGACCACGCGGCCAGCGCCATCTTGTGGGCGGCTGCGGCCTTCACCGCGGGCGACGTGAGCGTGCTGAACGGCGACCAGTTGAAGGTCTCCTACAGCGTCACCGCGTAACGATCTCTCCCTCGCGGGTTGGGGCCGAGCGTCATAGCCCGGTCCCAACCCATTTTTCGGAGCCGACCCGTGACACAACACCGTGAAATCTTCAAGAACGACAGCCAAACAACGCTGAACGCGGCGGTCCTGGCAGGGGACGGCACGGTCACGGTCGCGGACGCCACACAGCTTCCGGCCACCCAGTTCTTCCGCATCCTGGTGGATTATGAATTGATGCTTTGCCTTGGCGTCTCCGGCAACACTTTGACGGTATGCCGCGGGGTGGAAGGCACCACGGCCGCCGGACACAATACGGGTGCGCCGGTCTACCAGGTTTTGTCCCAGGGCGGCTTGCAGCGCTACCTGCGCGACAACGACCCGCTATTCGACAGCGCCCGGCCGGCGTTCCGCATCATTGACGCCAACCAGAACCGCCTCCACGCCGCGGACTTCACGCTCTTGGACTACAGCAGCGGCGCGACCAAGACGGACTACGGCAACAGCATTATCCTCACGGCCGGGACCGTCGCTTTGACACGTCCCGTGCCCGCGGGTCCGACCTGGACCTTGACGGCCGCCGTCAGGAGCACGGGCACCAACAACCAGGCCGCCTGGGGCGCAGCGTGCATCGGGGTCATGGACACGGGCAACCAGATGGTGTCGCTGCGCTGGCTGGCCCACCGGAAGATGCTGCATGTAACGAAGAACAACGGCAGCGCCGGCTACATCGGGCCTGACATCTGTTCCCAGATTCCGGCCGCCGGGACGCAGTGGATGTGGCTGCGGATCGTGGACCCGAACGACGGCAACTGGCACTTCCAGTTCTCGGACGACGGCCTGCATTTCTTCGAGATCGGCAGCTTCGGCAAGACGGCCTTCCTGGGGACGGTCAACCGGATTTTCTTCGGGCAGATCGACACCTGGGGAAGCGGCTGTTGGGCGACCTTGGCCGCGTGGGACGACGGGGCGGGCATCCTGGGCTTTTAGGGAGACGACACATGCGCCGCGAGCAATTCGAGAATGACAGCCAGACGACGCTCAATGGGGCGGTAACATCCGGCGATTCGACGATCACGGTTGCGGACGGCACGCAGTTTCCGAGCAACGGCGACTTTCGCATCCTCGTAGACAGCGAACTGATGCTCTGCACGGGCGTCTCCGGCAACACGCTGACTGTCACCCGCGGGCTGGAAGGTACGACGGCCGCCGCGCACAGCAGCGGCGTGGCCGTGTACCAGGTCGTTTCGCGGGGCGGCTTGCAGAGTTACCTCCGCGACAATGATCCTCTGTTCGACACCGTGCGGCCGGTGTTCAGGATCATGGACGCGAGCCAGAATCAACTCCATGCGTCCGACTTCACGCTGTTGGACTACACCGGCGGCAACACGGCCTACGACTGTGGCAACACGATCATCCTGCAAGGAGCCGGCGGGGCCTATCTGACTCGTCCGATCCCTAGCGGCCCGACATGGACCTTGACGGCAGCCGTCAGGACGATGGGCACGAGCATCGAGTCCTACTGGGGCGGGGCGGTGATCGGCGTCCTGGACACGGGCAACCAGTCGGTCATTATGCGCTACCGGTCGCAGGAGGAAGGGCTGCTGATTACGCACCAGAATAATAGCGGTGGTTATGTCCCACCGGACATCGTGGGGCCGCAGAACATCTTCGCCGTGGACTGGCTGTGGATGCGGATTACGGACCCGAACGACGGCAACTGGCACTTCCAGCTTTCGGACAACGGCAAGAACTGGCTGGAAGTTGGCAGCTTCAGCAAGACGGCTTTCTTGGGGACGCCGAACCGGATTCTCTTCGGGCACATGGACATGGGCGGCAGCGGCGCTTACGTGACGCTGGGGGCGTGGGACGACGGGGCCGGCATCCTGGGCAGTTAGGGAGGCGACACATGACACAACTCCGCGAGCAGTTTGCGAACAACGCCCAGACGACGCTCAACGGGGCGATCACGAACGCGGCCACCTTGCTCGTGGTCGCCGATAGCTCCATGTTCCCGAGTGCGGGGGACTTCCGCCTGCTGATCGACAGCGAGCTAGTGCTTTGCACGGCCGTGGCCGGCGACACGCTGACGATCGCGCGGGCACAAGAGGGCACCACGGCTGCTGCGCACAACAGCGGGACGCGGGTGTACCAACTGCTGACGCAGGGCGACTTGGACCGTTATTGCCAAGACAACAATCCGCTGTTCGACGGCGGACCGGCCCTGCGCATCATCGACGCCAATGAAAACATCCTCACGTCCGCGGACTTCACTTTGCAGGACTGGGGCAGCGGCGGCGCGGTCAAGTCCGACAACGGCAGCAGTATCGTCCTGGTGACGAACACCCTGACGAATGCGGCGCTTACGCGGCCGGCGCCGACGACAGCGACCTGGCAATTGACGGCGGCCCTGCGGGGCGTGTCGATAGGGCCGTCCTCGTTCAACGGCTGGTGGTCTGGGGCCTCGCTCGGCGTGATGGACACGGCCGGCAAGATCGTGTGCCAGAACTATTGGGCGCACAAGATGCAGTGCAACGTCAACAAGTGGGACCAGTTGGCGAGCTACGTGTTCCCGGACATCATTGCGGCTTACAACTGCCCGGTTGTGGAATGGATGTGGTTTCGCATCCGCCGGCCGGGCGATGGCAACTGGTATTTCGATCTTTCCGACAACGGCAAGTTCTGGGTCAACGTCGGCAGTTATCCCGAGTCCGCGTTCCTGGGCACCGTGGACCGCATCTTCTTCGGGGCGATCAACCCGGCCAGCGGCGGCTGGGCGACGTTGGCGGCGTGGGACGATGGGGCGGGCATCCTGGGTAGTTAGAGGAGTTTGCCATGACGCTTGTGGTCGCGGATCGCGTCCAGGAAACCACCACCACGACGGGCACTGGCACGCTGTCGCTGGCCGGGGCCGTCGCGGGCTACCGCCCCTTTTCCACGATTGGCAACGGCAACAGTTGCTACTACGTGATCGACGACGGCGCGGGGAATTGGGAGGTCGGCCAGGGCACCTATACGAGTTCCGGCAGCACGCTCTCGCGTGCCGTGGTGCTCGCCAGCAGCAACAGCGGGGCTCTGGTGAGTTTCGCGGCGGGGTCGAAGACCGTGTGGTGCGATGCTCCGGCGGCCTTGCTTACGCAAGCAGCCTTGGCGGGTGCCAACGTGAAACTCTACGGGGCCACGGGAAACGGCACGACGGATGATTCAGCGGCCATCCAGGCGGCCATCAACAGCGGGCTTCCCGTCTACTTCCCCGTGGGGACGTATGCGGTGGGCACGGGCCTGACGGCCGGCAACAACGGCCAAGCGCTGGAGGGACCCAGGGGTGCGGTCCTCAAGTTGGCGGCCGGCGTGGACTGTCTGACGGTCACGGGCAACGCCTGCCAGATTCGCGGGCTGACGATCAACGGCAACAGTCACGGTGGCAGCGGGTTGGTGATCCACGGGGCCAATAACTACGTGGACGGCGTGGAGAGCTACGGTAACGCGGGGCACGGCATCTGCCTGGACGGCCAGACGACGACTTGCCAGTTCAACCAGATTCACGCCTGCTACTGCCACAACAACGGGGCCATCGGCATTTCGCAGAATCACGTTTTTGATTCGATTATCTCGGATTGCCACTGCGACAGCAACACCTATGAAGGCATCACGGTCGATAACCAGTCGTACCGCTGCCTCATTGCCAACTGCAACCTGAATGCGAATTGCCAGGGCGGTGGTGTGGGTGGCATCGGCTTGGACGAGGGCGACCTGACGCGGATTTCCAACTGCATCATCCAGGGGACGGGCAGCGGTTGCCCCGGCATCAAGTTCCAGAACAACTTGGGCTCGATGTCCGGCGTGAACATCATGGGCTGCACGCTGGTTGCCAATGGCGGCGTTGGCATCTGGATGTCGAACAACGGCGGCAAGACGGCCTCGGCCGTCTCCATCACGGGTTGCCGCTTCCAGACGAATAACACGCACTCCGTACAGATCGACAGCGGTTGCAACAACTGCACAGTGGCGCTTTGTGACTTGGGAAGCCAGACTGTCTCGGACAGCGGCACCGGAACGATCCTGCAATACAACCAGTCGTATTAGCCATGTTGGGACGCTCACCGCTCTCTGGGCTGCCGATTGCTGCGCTCACCGCCACCGGCGGTGGTGGCAGCGGTGGTGGCGGCGGCAGTGGCGGTGGCGGCAGCCACAGCGCACTGGCCTCCATATCCGTGCTGGGTGTGGCGGGCGCGCGGCTTGGCATTATGATGCTGGATACAGCGGCCACGGGGCCGCCCGCCGCCGTGAGCGCCCTCAACCTCGGGCAGCAAGCGGTCGCCAATCTCAAACGCTTGGACCAGGTGGTGACGACCGGCCTTACGCTCGGGCATCATGCGGTCGCCCATACCGTGCATCATGTGTCGGCCACGTCGGCGGTGTCGCTGGGGCTTTCTTCGCGGCTGATCGTGACCGCAGCGGCCACGACCGCCCTGTCCCTGGCGGACAGCGCGAGCGGGCTGGCAAGCCGTGCCGTCTACACGACGTTGAACTTGGCGCAGACGGCGAGTGCCACGCGGGTACGACACGGGGCGGCCGGCGACACGGTGATGTTGGCCCAGTGGGGCCAGGTCGCCCAGATTGGCCCGATTGTCGCTGCGGCCGTCAGCAAGTTGACTCTCGGGGACGTTGCGGCGATCGCGCAGCGGCGCGAGTCGCTTTCCGCGGTCGATGCGCTCCAGACGTATCAACCCTATTTCGACAATACGACCGGGCAGTTTGTGGACGCCTGGGTCGGCCTGGCGGACAGCGCCTCGGCCGTGGTGACGCACCGCGGCGTGGGGGCAGTGAGCCGCTTGGCCCTCGGCAGCAGTAATCAACGCAGCGTGTTGCACGCGAGCGCGATTGCCGCCGGGGCGACCGACGCCGTGAGCCTCGGCCAACGTGCCAATGAAACCGAGACGCCTTCGGACACGGATGCCTTGCACCTTGGCGACCTGGCCGAGGTTACAGTTGGCAAACAGCCGACCCGCGATGCACTGTCGCTCGGGCACCGGGCGGCTGTGGTGGTGGTCCGCCTGCTGACGGCCACGGACACGATCACGGTCGGCCAGGCATTCACCTACGAGTTGCCTAGCGATCAGGTCGAGTGGCTGTATCAGCCCTCGGTCGGCGCGGGGGCACCCGGTTCGCCCACGCCGCCTCCGGCGTTGTTGGCGTACACGCCTGACCTGGACCTGCCGCCGACGACCTTGTTCTATCCGCCGGTGGCCCCGACCGACACCCTGACGCTGCGGTCGCCCGAGTTGGGCAACAAGGACCGCTTGCAGTTCAACCGGATCAGCCGCGAGACCCGCGGCGGGACCCTGGTGGTCTACGCGGACCCGATGTGGCCGAAGGTCCAGGTGCAAGTCCTGTCGTTTACCGGGCTGTCGTGGGACCAGGCGCAACACCTGATGAACTTCCTCTCGGCCCACCTGGGGCTGGAGATTGGTTTCATCGACTGGGAAAAGTGCCTGTGGACCGGCATCGTCACGAATCCGACCGAGGCGGTGACGCAGGACGGCCGTGGCGCGATGTATTCGGCGTCGTTGGAGTTTGAGGGTGCCCCGGCATAAGGAGAGGCAGCATGTTCCAACTCGCCGCACCTTATCCAGCTTTGCAGACGCTCACGGTGCTCCCGAGCCCGCAATTCAGCAACCAGGAGAGTGTGCTGGATACGGTATCGCGGAAGCTGGCGATGGACGGCACGCGCTATACCTACGTCAAGAGCCGGAACGGCCGCAAGAAGTCGAAGTGGACGTTCCTCTTGAGCCGGAATAAAGGGCTGGAGTTGCGGGCCTTCCTCGTCGTCTACTTCGCCACCAAGATTCAAGTGACGGACCACAACGGCCGGGTGTGGGTGGGGAACTTCACCAGCAACCCGTTCGAGTTCGATACGCCTAACGCGGCCCAGCCGGCGATTGCCCCGATGCCGCGCGGCGAGTTGCAAGCCATCGACATCGAGTTCGAGGGAGTGGAACAGTAATGCGCACCATTTCTTCCAATGGCCTGACGAAGCTGGCGGCGAACCTCGGCAACGAACCGGTTTCGATCATCGAGATCGACTGGTACGACGGCGCGGTCACGGCCTCCTACGCGGACAAGGACATCGCCGGGCCGCCGGCCATTCCCGGCAAGATCGTTGAACTGGGCGAGTTGGACGACGCCATCGACGTGACCATGCAGAACACGCCGACGCAGCAAGTCTCGATCACGCTGGACGATACGGACGGCTCGATCAAGGCGATCTTCGACAAGTACGACATCCACAAGCGGCCGGTGCGGCTGTACCAGTGGTTCACCGGCCTGGCCTTGAGCGACAAGTTCCTGGTGTTCGCGGGGCTCATTAACACCCCGGCCAGTTGGAACGAGCGGACGCGGACCGTCAAGTTCGATGTCGTCTCCCAGATCGAGGACAAGGAGATCGGGTTCTCGGCTGAGGAGGGACAGTTCCCGTACATCCCGGCCAACATGGTGGGGAAAGCATGGCCGATGGTGTTCGGCCTGGCCTACGATTATCCGGCGCTCAAGCTGGACATGGCGGTCCAGGGCACGACCCTCACGGGCGCGGGCATCCTTGCCGGCCTGGAATATCTGTCGCCGCTCTACGAGAACGGCACGAGTTCCGACCACAAGAAACTGCAACAGTTGGCCCTCGAAACGATCCACATGGGCTTCCTGTGGCAAGCGGCAAGCTGCTGGGAAGTGGGCGGCAACGACACCCCGGCCGCGCAGACGAAGATCAAGGAATACTTGGACGCCGGCAACCAGATCAGCGCGCAGATCGGCGCACAGACCGCGCAGATCAAGACGCAGGAGTTGTGCGCCCAGCAGCGATTGCAACTCCAGATTTACAACGCCAATCTCGCGGGCACCGGGGCCAATCCGATCCAGGTGCTTGGCGGCGAGGACTTCCCGCAGAACACGCCGCTGACCATCAACATCAACGGCGGCCTGTTCTACGGCCATTTCGAGGGCCAGGCATTCTACGTCAGCGCCAGCATCAATCCGCAGTTGGAGGCCCAGGTCGAAGCGATCATCGCCAACAACTTGACGGACCAGAAGTACCAGCAGGCGCGGCTTCCGTTCTGCACGCCGCCGCTCCAGAGCCAGGCGCAGGCTTACGATTACCGTGCGCCCGTGCCGTGCGGCACGTCGAACGACTTCTTCAATCCCTGCGAGTTGCGGTCGTATGGCTGGCTGATCCCGCGGCCCACGTCGAGCATTTCGGCACCGGGCAACATCGTCATGCAGCAATTCTGGGCGGACGCCGGCTCGAAGGTTGAACTTTACACGACGACGGCTGTGACGTATATCGCGTCGATTACGCCCGGAACCGTGCTGGCGGTGAAAGCCTTCCAGACGGTGGACGGCGTGCGGCGGCTGACGCTGGTGCCGGACGACCTGTACACGATCACGACGCAGACTTACGGCAGCGTCACGGCCACGCAGGTCACGTTGAAACAGAAGTTGAGCCAAGTGTGGTTCACGAACGCCAAGGGCGACTGGGTGCAAGGCTGGTCGGACGAGTTGTACGTGACCTTCCAGTCCTCGGTCGGCCCGAACATCGTGGA